TGACGGTCTTGAGATCTTTGTCTTGTATTTCCTGCTTGGGCTCTTTGCTCTGCGGCGTCTTGGCCTTTTAAATCGACCATGTCGTCTCCGCCATCAAGTGGAATCATGCCCTTTCTAATTCTAACTTCATTAGGGGTAATTACCTGCATTCTTAAATATCTTTCGTCAATTTTAGACTGAGTATCTTCATCAGTTAAAGTTAATTCATTAAACTTTAAAGTCAGGGCATCTGTTTTTTCATCAAATATTGCATTTATTTTTTTCTCAAGTGTCATTTGGGCTGGTCGGCAAACCTGCTCTTTAAATGTTTTATCGGCATCTCTTGCGACTGCCAAATTTACACCTTCTGGAGTTCCAATTTTATTAATTGGTACACGGTGGGCCAATAGGATTTCGTCTCTATTTGATTTACGATATTTCTCAAATGAGCCCTCCTGATTGCCCGCCTCAATTGGCTCCATTTTAAACTCAACCTTTGAGTCTGGGCTGTCTGCTGGAAGTGGGACATATAGGGATCTGTGGTTCTTCCCCTTTAATCCAACTTGGAAAAACTCAAGCAATTTACGCTCTGACTCTGGAGAAAGCTTTGCTCCCTTTACTGTAATAATATATCTTGGGACCGCTTTGTTTTCAAAGTAGTCTAGGTTATATCGACCAGATAATTCGTTACCTGCGAGTGCTACCTGTGCAGCAATAATATCTGGGATACCATAATAGTTGTTCATCGGGGTATACTTTTTAAAATGAATAATCTCATTTGGGCGATCTTCTTGCCCAGCAATTGGATTCTCTGTTTCAGTGTCTCCGAAGTTATTAAAGAATACAGCCTTGCCGTATAGCAATTGAATAAAGCCATCTCTTAGTCTACGGACACGCATTGTCTTTGCTGGAATATGTCCAATATATCCAATGTTTCCGCCTGTAGTTCTACCGACCTCAAGGTAGCCGTTACCTGTCGCTTCATAGTCTGTATAGACCTTAATTAAAGTTTGTGTAAATGTGTCTTCAGCATTCGTTGTGTCTAGCCAAGCATGCATGTCCTGGCGTAGTTTGTTTAACTTTCTACGGGCTCTTTCTAATTGCTTATCATCTGTAATAGAATCAAAAGCGTCGTTTGTTTTCTTTGTCTCAACAAAGTCATATCCTAGGCCAACAATATTGGCAACCTTTGCATTAATTGCTGCATAGTTATATGTTGAAATCTCATATACCTTTGAAAGATATTCTTGGTTATACGGAGGCTCAATTAGATCGAACATTGCATAGCCAGTTATGGCCTGTGCAAGTAAGTTCTGCTGTGATCCAGTATCCTCAATGCCAGTAAATGACTTTGAGAACTCTCTATTAATTCTACGCTTAAATGATGAACCTAGACCTCTGAGCTTCTTGATCTCTTCAAGGTTTACCGCAAATGGGTCATTGCTTTTTTCATCTTTCTTAAAAGAGAACCAGTCTGCTGTATTTGATATATCAACAATGTTTTCTGAGTTGTCTTCGTTAAGGAATTCTACTGTCATCTTAAACCACCTAGTTTCTTCATTTCGTCCTTGTAGTTACCGATATCATATGGGTCAGGAACTAGTCCCCAATTGAGTCTTTGCTTTTGGTGCTCAAATTCTTCGTCGTCAATCTTTCGTCTTGCTGAAAGAAATTTAGGCCCGCCCTCATATATGCCAAACGAGCGAACTTCTCTAGCCAAAGCATCGATGTTGGATCTATTGCCTTTTTTGGACGTGACTGAAAGAAAATTCCCATCGTCATCCCCAATCCATCTGCCATCAGGCATCTGCCAAACATATATCCCAAGTATCGATTCTTCTTCAAGAATCTTAGTTTGCTTTCTATTGATATCCATAGACATAAATCATACCATTATTTCGTGCTAAAGTCTAGAGTTTGTCCATCTCTTGGACAAAATTACAAGCTAACTGACTCTGGCTCGACCACAGTTAGAAAGAAAGGAGTAGAATCGTCACCAGCGGATGACTCTATTAGTGAGAATGATGTGTCATCGATCTGATTTATCGTATTCCCCGTATATAGCAGGTAATGGTTTAGAATTCTATTTACGGATAAGGCACTCTCATATACGGCTACGTTATTATACATATGACCTATGCCAGACTTGGTGTCATTCTGATTCTGATTAAATTTGATGCTTGTATCAGATGATGTTAGATTAATTACAATATGGTGTGGTGTATCTACTACTAGGAAGTTCCAGACATTTGTTTCCGCCGTCCTATCTATGCCATTGACATAAATTGAGGAGATTCCTGTCTTTGTTATTAGCCCCGCATTATCCCACTCGTACTTTTTAGTAGCTCCTGAGAATAGGACATTCTGATTATACTGTGGGGTGTATATCATCTCTATGCAAGAAACGGCGGGAATAGAATTCAATGAGAATCCATGACCGTCATACATAGTCAACCCATTGTATTTATTATAAGAAAGGGTCTTGCTATTAAATTTTGGCAAAGCATAGTCATAGGCGGAGGAGACATAATATCCTGAATTATCGCTATAGAAGTTCTTGCCAGTATAGAAGGCGACCTCTAGGGATCTAAGAATTGGAAGATACTTTCTGGTATCTGCAGAGGATAAGGTTATCCTTAAATAAACAATCTGTGAGAATTGGTTATCATTCTTATTGATATATGGAAGAGGGCTTCCATTCTTGCAAGTCCGCCAAGTAATATTATCGATGCTTGCCTCTACTAGAATTCCAGTTACATCGTTGCTCCAGTGGATTTGAGATGTATCGATATTTAAATAGTTCGGGACAATAAAATAATCGGTAAATGTAAATGATGCAGTTGCTGCAGTCTCTGTCTCTGGGATATAGATATAAGAGTTGTCATCAGATATTGTAATCCCGCCCGTTGCTACTTCAGACCAAGGCTTGGATCCTGGATATGAATGAATAAACTTAGGTCTAAGTGACTCTGTATTCATACTGAATAGGTAGCCATTGTCTGCTGCTACAATTTGAGAGATATTTACTTCTTGAGTTCCCTCATTATAATGAGCCAATACTTGGGTACCAGATAAAGCGTATCTGTAGAATCCTACACAGTCTACTACAAATCTACCAGTAGACGGTCCTGATTGAAAGGTTGCTGTCTCATTAGAAAATTTATATGAGTCTATTTGCAAGGCATCAGCAATAAATCCGTTTATGTATAGGGACAAGATGTTACTCTGGAATATACCCACAACATATACTACTTCAGAATTTGATACTGTAGCCTGAACTTGGTTGGCTCCAACCCTAAATATAATATTGCCATTCTGATAAAATATGCCAGTATTTGTTGCAGTGTCTCCAACTATTGTTGTACTTACGTTATATCCTGGAAGTGCACACCAAGCCTCTATAGAAAAAGAGTTATCCTTGTAGTACTTTGTAGCGATTCCTTTTGGGTTATAGGTAATGATGGTTGAGCTTAAAACTTCAGTTCCTCTTACCGATCCTGTAACCAAAGGCATAATTTGTTTTGATGAAGCGGAAGAAGCAGTACCGTTATTTAAACTACCTGAGTAGTCGTAAATCTGCACTCCGCTTATTTCTCCATACGTCAAACCACTGTCTTTCAAAGCTTGATATGTTGCATACTGGGCTAGTAGCTGAGTAAATGTATTAGTGGTACCCGATTGAACTTCATCTAATAAATAAAATGAGTTTGGAAAGTCGTTTAAGACTCTGCTTTTATATGACATTCCATTCTCCCTTTTTTATTAAAGTGCTTCTATTTGTGTTTCTTTTTCTGCAATTGCAGTATTTAAAAATGCCAGTCTGTCTGCATCTGGAGTAGTTTTTGCACTTTCTGCAATTTTGTCTAGCTCCAATGCGTACATTTGAAATTCTAATGAACGGACTGCTGATTGACGGATTGAGTTTTTTTCGTCTTCTGATAGTACTGAGTATGTTGCCATGGTTATCTCCTTTTTATAGTTGTTCTAGTGCCTGTTTCATCAGAGATAATTCATTTATCTGATCCCGATAAAAAGCAATAGTTTCTTCTGATAATGGCTCTTTGCCGTTATCTTCAATTATAGCATTTTCATATGATAATAGGTCAATGCTTATTTGACTTATTTTTAAAGCCAATATCTCTTTATTAGCGTCTTGTTCTTTTGTCATGTTAGCTGATACCCTCCACTTGAAGGAATTCTAACCGAGCTTCCATTTACAGAATTACTGTTATATGAGTATACAATTGCATAATACCAACCTGCGGTAGTTTTGGTTTGTGTTTGTCCAGACCCCCCATTATAAACCTTTACGTGGGTAGAGTGTTGAGTATATGTGCCGCCCGAGGTTGTTGAACGATATATGTAAATGTCATATCCCCATGTTGGAGAATTGTTCCAGTTCTCATAGGTAGATCCTACTCCATATGAGTTTGATGGCTCAGTTATGTACAAGGTGCCCCCAGTTGGACTTATGTTATTAGACCAAGAACCTGTGGGAGCTTTTGCTGTTCCAGTGACATGCACTACTGCTCCTGTTGAAGATGAGGTTGAAGTTGTGTTGCCCTGGCCATTTGTTGCGGTCACGACACATCTAAATTCGTAGCCAGCGGATGCAAAACCAGCTGGCAATGTATAAGATGATCCCGTTGATCCAAGGCTAACCCACGAGGAGCCACCGTTTCGTTGCCAGTCGTATGTATATGTAATGGGAGCAGTTCCGCTAGCTGACACATTTGATATAGAAAGAGTTTGTCCTGGTCTAGGTATATAAGTTGGATAGGAGTAAGTGTTGCTATTTGGGTAAGTTAAAACAGTTCCTTGCCATCCGTTTTCTGTAAAACTTAGAGATGATGGAGCATAAACTGGATCAACGATAGTTCCAACTCCGCTATTTTCTCCAGATTCTTTTTGAGCTGGAGTAATACTTGAGGATTGATTTCCTCCGCCGTATCCATTTGAAGACATAGGTGTTACGATTACTCCAAGGTTGTTTCCAACTGGCCAAGATATGGTTGTTGAAGTTGTATAAATTGTTGCAGAATTTCCACCAGTCC